GGGGGCGTACTGCCCGTACCGCCACCACCGGCAACAGGACCGGCAACCGGCCCCGTATAAGTTCCTGGAAGAGTTGGGACGATCACGTTAGGTTGCGGGTTTTCTCCAGGTACATTGGGCGGGGGCGTTGGTGTAACCGGCACTATTGTACCAGCGTCGGTGGGCGAAGATTCGTTGGGAGTAACGGTTGCGCCGCTATCCTCATAAACACCGGGAAGCGGGTAAATGGTGTTGGGATTGCCTTGTCCGCCGCCCTCGCCGGGGCCAACCGAGGCACCATCGCCATAGTCGCCGGGAAGTGGGTAAACCGTGCCCTGCGTGGGCGTTTGCTCCTGCCCGCCGGCCCCCGGTCCAACCGTAGCACCACTGTCGCCGTAGTCACCCGGTAACGGGGCAATGCCGCCGCCTCCGCTTTGCTGGATGCCGCCGTAGCTTCCGTCGCCGCCGTCTCCGCCAAGCAGGTCCAAAAGCCCACCCGTCACAATGCCACCAGCACCAATGCCGATGATGCCGGGGATGCCGATTGCTATGTTTGGCCACTGGGAGCCGGGATACTGCGTGGGTCGCTGCTGAAGTAGCTCCTCAAACCCCGGGGAGGTTGTCGGTAGTCCGTTGTTCTCTCCTGTCGGCCCTGCATAGGGATCAATGGACATCCCAGTGGTGTCGCCAAAGCTAGTTCCGAATGGGTTTGTACCAAGATCACCCGTTAACGTGCCGCCAAGGTAAACACCCGTTGGGGCCGTGTCATAGGGATTCGACGCATCAACTGATGTGAACGGGTTGCTGGCATCAAGCCCAGCAAAGTAATTGGGGTCCCAGCCGTAGAAGTACGGGTCCCACATCTGCGCCCCAGTGTCAGACGGGTCTTCCACCCATCCACCATAGGGGTTGCTAGGATCGTAAACCTCGGCCATTAGGCAGGAGCCACCGTCGTTACCGTGCCACTACTACCACGGAACTTGAGCGCCCCGCTTTCCACGTAAAGCTGTCCCATGCCAGCCGGGGAAGAGCCCGGTGCTGTCGCGTTTACAAGACCAACAACCCCAACTGCACTTGTCCCAAAGCTAGTTACGCCAAGACCAAAGTTTCCACTATTGTCCACGCGGGCAAGCTCCGCACTATCGGCATTGTTTACCCACTTAAAACCGTTTGCCGCAGCACGAAATGAAAGCAAGTCATCGGCACCATGCGTGATGCGTGCGGCAGCACCTGTTACCGGAGTAAAGATGATCGACTTGTTGTTAGCAGAAATAGTAAATGTGCCAGTAATCGTATGGTTTCCGCTTGCGTCCCAGCTCGGGCCACTCGTGCTCATTTTTGCAGGCGTAATGCCGCCGTCCTTAACAATGATGGCACCGCCCGACAACTGCGTAGTGGCGTTGTCCACGGCTCCCGTGTCAAACGTGGCGCTGTTGACCGCCGCATTAAGCGTAGCAGCCGTAACGTTGTCGCCCGTGGCAAACGTGTTTCCTGTGACGAGAATGGCCATGTTAGGTAGCTTGTGAAACGGCGGCGTTAGCCATCTTGGCGTTGATTTTTACAGCTTGAAGGCTTGGCCGTCCATTTGTCGGCGTTATTGTCATCTGGATGCCGTACCCGCGCTTGTTTCCGATTCTACCACGCAGACTTGCATCTTCATCCACGGCTAAATTGCCTCCATTCAACGTGGAAACGCTGGTCAGCGTGGCCTCGTAGTCGTAATTCTCAACAATCACGCCAATGTCTGCGTTGCTGCTCTCGCTATCCGACGATTTCAGGTGAATCTCGTAGTCAGTGAACGCCTTGCGATCAATGGTGCCCATGTTGTATTGGCGGGTCGTCACGCTGCTCTCAATGGGGAACACGTTAGCCGCAACGCCAGGGTTGACACTGATGTAGTCATTCCCGTCCTCGCGGGCGTCGAGCAAGTGGATGGAGCCGTTGCTGCTCACCGTATAAATCTTGCCTATCCCGCTGCCGGTATCCTCAGAGCTAGCCACCAGTAGGTTCTGGATATCCCAGCCGCTCTGATTGGTGTCCACGCTCTCCCAGCCCTTGTTGAGGAAGTTGTAGATAAGCAGCGAGTTGTTCTTGGTGCTACCGTCCAACGGCACCGCCAAGTAGTAGCGATTATTGAAGTAGCACCCCACCGCCAAGTTGGCCGCTGCCTTGTTAATGCGGTCTATCGTCGCCTTAATTGGCTCCGACAATGGAACGCCTGCCCCTCTCAAGTTGTAGAGGTCGCCAAATGCGGCAGCGTACACCCCGTTGTCGGAGAGAAACAGTATCTCGTTGCCCACCTGTACTATGGACTTGCGAGCAACACACCCAATCTCGGGCGTTACAAGCCTAACCTCAGCATCCACCAAATCGCCAGAAACACCCTTTACGAGGTAGATGGAGCGCCTGTTAAATACCAGCAGATTGTCCTCAGCAAACGGGAATAGCCCCTCAACATGGTCGTATGTGCCCTTGGTTATCCTAAACTGGTTCTGCAACACGTCAAAGGTGTTGTAGTCTAGGATGTCGGAAGCAATAATCTCATCCGTGACGTTCCTTGCCACTGGACCAGACGCACTCGGGTTGTACTCATAAGGCACCCAGAGCCGGCCTTGATGGTAGGTGCCCCACTCGGGCGCAGGCATGTGAATAAAGCCCCCGCCGTCGCTTATTTTCTTGGTGTAAACAACGCTGTGCGAAGCGTGATCTGGAACTTGGGCATAAAAGGTAAATGCCCCGGTTGTTGGTACTGTTGCGATGATGAACGGAGTCGCATCCAGCAAGCCGGTGGTCCCGTTTTCAACCACATAAATCGTGTTGCCAACAGAAAGCCCATGGGCTGGCTCGGACACCGTTACAACCCCATCCGCAATGGTTGTGTTGTTTGTTGAGTTGTAATAGATTGGCTGGGTATATGCGCCCTCGCCTACCTTAACAAAGGCCGGACTGCCCGTAATGGAACCGTTCCACTCCAGCGCCGTAGCCCCACGCCTCAGGATGAGCACCTTGTCGAACACCTGCAACATGTCCACCGCCGACGTTATCGTAATGCCCGACGGGTAGTCCACCTGCGTCTCTGTGCCACTTTCTAAGCACGTACAGACAGCATACGTATTGGTGGCCCTTACTATCTTGTTGACGTTGTTATCGTTGGGGTTGCTGTAAATGCAACTACCAAACACGCCGTCAACAATGGTGCCGTCCAACTCTGCCGGCTCTGCTGTACCGCTTCCCGTGTAGGTTTCTGTGCCTACGGCTCCAGTGATAGTGAACGTGAAGGTGTCGGAATCCGTTACGGTAATAAGCCGGTTTCCAGTAGGGTCAACGGTGCCAGTAAGCCCGCCGATGTAAACCAACGTGTCGCTCGTATACCCGTGCGCGCCCGTGGTGTCAATCGTCACCGTGGCTCCGGTCCTCGTGGCGCTGGCAATCGCGTTGGTACCGGCGTACAACTTCCAGCGGGGAGGATTGGTAAGCTGAAGCGACCTAGCACTAGCCGTAAGAACGCTACCAAATACGTTTATACCCTTCCTGACTTGCCACGCCCCGTTAATGTCCATCCGCCCATTGACGGACTCAACCACCTCACCGGACTTAAGCTGATCTGGCCGCAGGCGGTTGTTAATCCGCATGAACCCGACATCACCAGCACCTGCCTCGGGCGTGTCTCGGGATCCATAGTTTGAATAAGAAGCCATTTGGGGACGCCGCCTATCCTATCACGGCTCCCCCATGGCAAATGGCCTAAATAGCCCGTATTTGGTCGTTACTGGGCTTAATGGCAGCAATAATGGGCACGCTTATGCTTGGCCATTTGCCTCTTGGACTTATACCGTTCGCCGGATTTGCTCCTGGCTTATTTTAGCACGACCAGAGAACTTTGCGCGCCCAGTAGTTAGCGGATAGCTTCCCATCTCCACCCTTAATTCCGCCAGATCGCGCGCAATATGACCTGCGACGCTTCTTGCTACCATGTTGGGTGTAGTCCTGCATTGAGCTGTCCCCAAAGTGAATGATGCGCTCCTTGCCTCCCTCGCAAGCTTTAACTACTTTCTTCTTTCCAGCTCGCCAGCTTTTCATTGGACGATTGCACGGCATTTCCACTTTAGATTTCTTGTTCATTTTTTGGCGCGATTGTAACGAACCATAATAGAATACACACCAGCTAAAATCGCTAGAATAGAAGCCGCGACTCTTAGCGCCCAATCCAATTGCTCCTGCCAAGCCGCAATGGATGATGTAGCACTAACCACAGCAAAAATGTCGCTAGCTATTTGCCTTCCACTACTAAAGTTCATTTAACACCCCTGATCGCCATTTTTTGTTCAGTGCGAACACCAAACCAATACCCAACTGATATGGAAAACATGCCAAAGGTAGATGTAATAATGAAGCTCATTAGCTCTAAATCAGTATTACGATACCACACCGCGAGAATCATGCTGCTAGCCCATAGCGCAAGCGTAAGTCCCGGTCGAAACAAGCTAATGACATCTTTGGCCCAACCTGAATTGGCGCGAAGTTGAGCCTGTGCATCAATAGCTTTACCAAATGTATTTGCGTTTCCTTCCTCAATGGTTGAACGCAATGCAATGTCGGCCTTTTGAAGATCAATTTGAGAAGCCAGCTTCAACTCCTCAATCCGCATTTGATGCTTTTCCCTTGCTTCCTTCATTGAAAGCCATTTCTGGAAAATGGCTCCACCTAGTCCCAAAATAGACCCCACGGGTCCGGCCAAAAGCATAGACAAGTCCATTGCTCGTAACGCTAAATTGGCAAAAATTTACGCAATTGATGAACAACCTTAGCAAATAGCTGCCCAAAAAAGGACGGCACTTGCAGCACGACCTTGTATTGCTGCACGTCAGCATTGAGAAACTTGGGCCGCTCGCCATTGATCACTCGAACCGTGATCGGATCACCAGCGACGTGGCGCAGGTTGAGCGTGATATCCCGTGTCGGATTGTCGGACTGGTCTGAGATGTTGCCGATGTCGATGTCCACCTCCGCCCCGTGACCCTCAACCTCACCGCTAAGTACGATGGTGCGCGACCCGCCTTTAAGCGTCGCAAGGTACTTGCCCTGCGGCACCCAACGCTGCGCCTCGATGTAGATCCGCTCGCATCGATTGTTGATGTCGATGCAATCCTCCTTGCCGCCATAGACGACGCCGAACCGCCCCATGAAATCACGAAGGCGACTGGAGCATTTAAGCGTATCCGAGATTTCGGTACCGGGACGAATCTCGTCCAGCATCGTCACGACCGCACCGTCGAAGTCAGGCCCGTTGAACGAATGCAGGTTGATGTCTGGCTTGCTCATTCCTCTTTCTTGTCGGCCTGCGGCGGCTGCACAATCGCGGCGAGAACGCGCACGCAGCGTTCGAGAATTTCGTGATCGGCTCGCGTGCCGCGAAACTGGGCGGCGGCTTGCGCGAGATTTTCAAGAGCTTGCGTCGGAGTAATTTCAAGTTGGTTCATGAGCAATTACACAGCGACCGCCGGGATCTTGTACGCGGTGCCGGTGGAGTCCTTGATGGTGATGTAGCCGGTTGCCGTGGGTGCGCCAGCGACGTAGGCGTTGCCGAGCTGGAGGTCTTTTCCGCTCGCAACCGTCAAGCCTGTAGCCGATGCCGAAAAGTGGACGGCGCCGTTGTAGTGAATTTCGGTTGCGTAGCTACGACCGCTCGGAGTGCCGAGACTCATTTTGCCGGTGGAGTCATCGTACTGCGCGAATGCAAACGTCTGGCTATCGTCATTCGACCAGCGGATGATGCCTGTCGTCGCCGCACGAATTTTGATATCTCCGTTGACTTGGAGTTTATGGCCGGGACTCGACGTGCCGATGCCGACGTTGCCGCTGCTCGTCGCGAAGTTCGCGCCCAAAGTACTAGACAAAGACGTGAACGCGCCCGTGCTCGGAGTCGTCGCACCGATAGGCGTCGAGTTCAGACCACCGCTAAAAGTAGGACTATAGGCACTAACCTTTCTGGTATTATTGGTAGTACCATCAATGGCCAGATAGTCGTCGGAGGTAGTAGTGGTGGCGGTTACCGCCAGATCTTTGATGCGTACGTCTGCCATGGTAGTAAATTATGAGTAAAAAGCAAATATAATGCGGTCTCCTAATTCGGCCACGCAATTGTGCCGGTGACGCTGTTGACCCTAAACAGAAAAGTTTCGGCAATTAGTTGCCCCCGAACGCCGCCAGCGCCGTCGCCAATGGTGGTGTTGGTGAACACAACAATGTTTGACAAGGTTAGCATGTTGTTTGTGGCGTTCCACGTAACGTTTGACGTGCCAACTACAGTCGTACCACCGCCAATTGTCGCATTGCCAGACGCCAACGTAGTATTGTTAATGACGTTGCCACTGCCAAACATGTAGCTCGCTAGCATCTTGCAAGTGCCGTTGGTAATGCCATCCAGCACCACGTAGTCATCGTTGGCAGCCGTGGTTGTTGTGGTGGCAAAGTCTTTGATGCGTGACGACGCCGCAAACAAGATGACCGAAATTGCAACAAAGAAGGCAATATTGAGGAGCCCATTCTTCATTGAGCGTAGATAATTTCGGTGCCGTCGTCGGTTACAAGCTTATCGCCCGTGCTAGTTATGAGGTTATTAACCTCGCTATAAGCGTTTGTGGCACCCGACCCCAGACTGCCTGAAAGGAGATTAAGCCAACTGCCAAGGCCCTCATTCATTATTGGGTGATTTCGCTTGCGTGAATGGTGGCACTATTGGCAGTTAGCCGAATAAACTTGGCAGCCGTAGCCATCTCCTTGCTCCACGTGTATTTGGTGCCAGCGGCAAGCTGGTGCCCGTTGGTCGTCGTGGGCGCGCTGCCGTCAATCGTACACATCACGTCGTAGCTTTGCACGTCAAACATGACCTGGCGCGTCTTTTCGTTAAAAGCTGTGGCAAACTGCACGCCGCCAGCCGTGTCGTCAACGGTGAGCCGCTGGTCAGTAGCTCCCGGCGTTGGGTAGGGATAGAACGAGGCTGTGTTAGCGGTGGACATGACTTAACGGGAATAGCGGGTTTGTTGCGTTGCGTGGGTGCGGATTCGTTTGCCAGCGAGGTTGATGTTGCGCTGGTTCTGAATGTTGCCCAATTCTAGCACGAGCAGGCTTTCAGCGTAGGCTTCCTCGGCCTCAGCCTTGTCTATCTGCTTGTCGTACCGCAGAAAGTCGGCTACCGTCCCGTGAGTTGCGTAGTGGAAGAACTCCAGCGGGATGTCGTCGTTGGTGCTGTTGTTGTACGGACCTTCCCAGCGTTGCTTGTAATCCACGTAAAAAGACGTAGCATCTGCTGTGTCGCCAACCACTTGCGCCCCATTAGCAGTGACAACAAAATCATACTCAGTTACGCTATTGGTCTGGTAAGGACTGTTGTTGTAGATGCGCAGGAAGGTATCGATTGAGTCTAGCGCCCCCTCGGTAAACGAAATAACGCGGCTAGAGGCCGCCCTAGCCTCGCCCAGCGTCAAGTAGCGGGGCCAGTAGGCGCTGCGCCGGTAAGCCGCAAAGATGCGCCGGTTCACGAAAGACTGGATCAGCGTATCTTCCTCGGACGTAAACGTGGTGTTACCCGTAAGCCCTTTTACCAGCGTGTAGAGGTTGCTGTATGTGTCCGTCTGCATTAGAGTTTGTTAGGAGACAGGTGTGGGTAGCGTTTCTGCCAATCCTTCAGGAACTCCTTACTGTGGATTTCCTCACGCCCGTAGCGTCTCTGAAGCAGGAAATACGTGTCAGCAGGGATGTGGGCTACGCAGCGCCCGAGCCCTTGAATTTCTTTCGCTTGCTTGAGTTCTTTAGCTTGGTGAGCAGCAACAATTTCGTTTTTACGCTCAAGCTGTTTCTGCAATTGCCAGCCCGTTTTGATTTCTTTGATGAGGGCATCGCGTACAGCCGTATCGGACGGCAACGTGTGAATGATGTGCATGAAAAAGGCGAGCCGTCTAAGCTCGCCCGATGATAGCAGCATCAAATGGTGGACAACCTAGTAAAGTAGTCCTGGTACTGCCACTTGGGACCTCCGGCCCTAGACCACCTAGCCAGCGCGTTCTCGCGGCTTTGCCGTTTGTTTAACATTACAGGCGAATTGAGACGCATGGCCATCTGGTCTACCGTCTCGCACCTCCAACCCGTTAAACCGTGATTAACCGTCTCCGTAAAGCCTCCCCAGTTGGTGCTAATGACGGGCACCCCGCAAAGTTGGGCCTCGCAGGCAACGTTACCAAAAGGCTCCAGCGTACGGGTAGGACAAATCAGCCAATCGGCCCCCTTGAGCAATTCCAGCTTCTTTGCGTACTCTACCGCGCCAAGATACTCAGCGCCAGCAGTAACAAGTTTCCTATCGCCATAACCAGCAACAAGAAGTCTCCGCCCTGCTGCTTTGGCAGCTTCGCAAGCGTCCTGAACGCCTTTCGTGGGCGTAACCCGCCCAAGAAATAGCACATAGCCACCCGACTCACCTTGCTGATACTCGTCGCTGTCATAAAAGCAGTTGATAACCGTGTCTTTAGGGCTTGGACTTTCCGAGTCCTTGTAGTGCCTACCCAAACAGAAGGCACGCCACGTATGGCTCTCCCATACCCTGTAACGGGAAAAATGGCCAGTATAGCCTATTCCATACTCCACCACCTTTAGATCGGGAACAAGGTTCGGCAACTCAATGTGGGCATTGCCTCCCACCACACAGACAAAATCGCCATTCTCCTTGCGCTTGTTTATCTCCATCGCCACCTGACGGTTGTACTTCATCCATGTTGGGTGCTTAAAGGACCAGTCGGGATAGATGTACGGCTTGAACCCCATGCAAAGGTTGCTCTGGGCGGCCTTGTCAATGCAGGTTACAAACTCGTCACACACGGCTTCGTTTTCCTCGCCGCCATATAGGAAAACGGTGTGCCCCAGACTCTTAAGAAGCCAACAGAAGTTGATTGCCTTCTGGCTAAACCCGCACAGTGAATAAGCTTTTGTCGTGTTGCTCTGGGCAACGTTAATGACGTGAAACCGCATAAAAACAAAAAGGGAGCCTGCCGTTTAAGCAGGCTCCCCTTTGCTTTTAAGTCAACCCGTTTACGAGGTCGGCGGATTCAACTGCCGCCACGCCAGCACCCACGAACCAGCCGTGAGATTGGCGTGCGTGCCGTTGAACTCCAGATAGAGATCAACCGCAGACGTGGTGTTGTTGCTTGCGCCCTTGATCGGGAGCGTTGCACCCGTCGTAGACTGGGCAAACGCATCACCCGTGTTGTACAGGATTTGCGTCGCCCCATCAACGTCGCCGTTGTCCAGCAGTTCATCGGGGTCAGCAGCCGTCCAGCCGAAGTCAATCGTCAGGTCGGTGGTGCCCGCCGGATCGACAACCTGCGACAGAACCGCATCAGTGATGATGCCGCCAGCCGGCAGTTCGCCAATAATCTTCTGGTTGGCCGCGCCAAGCGTGCTGAGGAAGCCCGTGCGTTGAAGGTCCACGTAGTCAAACGCGAACTTGTGAGAGAAGCCGCCGACAGCGGCCTCGTTAACAGTGAGCTGTGCCATGTTGATTAGTCCTTGGTTAAGTGTTAGAAGCCAATGACCTTGCCGTGAGCACCAGGATGGGCAACCTTGAGGGTGCCGGTCCAGTCAACATAGCCACGGGGACCACCGCCGAGGTCCGGCAGACGGCTGGATCCCAGCGTAATCAGCTCGCCCACCGAGTAGTACTCGGGGTTGAGCAGATAGCCGGAATCCTTGTTCGTGGTGTCGGTGGCGCAGTCGGGGTTCATGTCCACAATCGCCACGATGCCGTGATGCGACTGATAGACACTAACCGCCAGCTTGACAAGCTCCGAGCTGTTGTCGTTGTTCCACGCGCGATTGGCGCCCGTGGTGGAATCCGCGCGAGCGAAGTCCGTAATGACGCGCCGGAGGGCCGTGTCCGCAACGAGCGTGAGGTCCTGCGCTTTGCCGCTGACGCGGTAGCACGAGGTAATCATGTCGTTGAGGATGGTTTCCGTGAACGTGCTGGACGCGTGGATCGACGCAGACGGCGTGCGATAGGCAGCCGGAACGTCGGTAGGACCCGTGGAGTCAATCCAGTCGCCGAGGCCGCGCATCGCCGTGGCAACACCGTCGCCACCAGCATCGCGGTCCTGCGTGGACATGAGCGTCTTTTCAACGTCGCGCTTGAGTTCGCGGATCGCCTTCGCTTCCGCGCGGGCAATGTCCTGAGCGCCAGCGGACTCGACGGCTTCCTGGATGTCAGAAACCATGTAGTCGCGCCGCAGCTTTTGGACGTAATTGCCAAGGCGGGCAACATCGGCGAACTTGTCGGTGAACGTGCTAACGTCGGCACCCTCAACCACGCCGGTCGAAACCGGAGCAGCGAGCTTATCGACGCCCCACTCGACGAAGCGAGCGTTGCACTTGAACTTGGAGGCACTCGACAGAATCGGGGTTTCCGAAGGAGCGAGGAGCGAGACGGCATCGTGCAGGTCTTCGCGGTTAAGAGCCGCTGAACCGGGCGAGCTAGTGTCGTAGGAGTTACTAAAGGCCATTGTAGGCTAGAGTTTTACCGTTTTACGGGTTGAGAGTTTCTGAGCGCGGAGGGCTACCCAGTCGTTGGTACTTCCTGTTTTCTTAAACCGGCTTTCAATCTCCTGCGTCTTGGCCGTCTCGCGGGGTGCGGGCTTCTCTGAAGCCGCTGCCGCCGTGGTCGGACTAGACGGTGGAGTGAGCGTAGATTTGGCAACGGGCTTAGTCTCAATCCCAATCTCGCGCCGCCCGTAGATGCTGTTGGTAGCATGGGCAAACACGTAATTGAGCGTGGGCATAGCCTCTGGAACCGCCTTCTTGATTTTCTCAACCAGCGGGCTTCCAATGACTGCCTCGTACCGCTTACGAACCTCGTTGTCCTTATCCTCAAGCCAATTAAGCTCCTGTCGAGCTCGCTGGCTAAGGGCCTGCTCGGCTTGGGCGCGCTGCGTTTCCTCCTGTAGTTCCCGGTAACGGGCAGGAATGTACTCATCGCGGGCCTCGCGGGCATTGCGAAGAACCTGCTTCAACTGGCGTTTGGTGTACTGCTGTCCATTCTCGTTTGCCACGATGTCGTCCGGCATACTGCCTTCTGCCTCGTCTAGCACCCGTTCAGCCCACTTCACAATCTCCCGGTAGGTCTTGTCCTTGTTGGACAACTCCTCGGGGTTGCTGATGTCCTTGAACGGATTGTTCTCCACCTTCGGCGCTTGAGGCACCTGCTGCTGTTGCTGGCGCATTGCGGCCTCAAGTTGCGCTGCCTTCTCTTCCGCCAGCTTACGCTTGGCAGTGAGTTCGGCGACACGCTTCAAAAGCCCGCTCTTGCCTTTCTCAGCAAGCTCGGCGATCTCTTCGTCCGTAAGCTCATCTACGTCCTTTGAAAGAACTGCCTTGTCTGGCTTGGCCTCGTCCTTAGCGCCCTCCTGTGTGGGAACTTCGGCCTCGGTTTCAGCCCTCTTAGGCTCCGGTTCAAGCTGCTTCGGCTTTGGCTCTTTTGGAGCCATCCTCTCAGCGTGCTTGGCGACTCGGGACGCCAGGAAATCGGCTTCCGTCATCGGCTTCTTTTCCACGGCTGGTTTAGAGTCCTCCGCGTTGGACTTAACGACTGCTTCTGACATAAGGTTGGTTGCCACCCCCTAGAACGCCGGGGCGATTGCGCAACGCCTATATACCAGAGCTTTTACGTGCCGCGCAAAGTCTCAACCCACCGATCCCTCATTTTGAGGTAGTTGACCTGATTGAGAATGTCGTCTGCCTGACAGATGCGCCCGGCCAAATACTGCAAGGACTCGGTTGGGCGGGCGTGCATTTCAGCAATGGCACTTTCCCGCGCCCGATAGAGCGTCTCAGCAAACAGGTAGAAGTCGCGGCTGTTCTGGAGCCGCTCTAGGGCGTCTTTGTCAAAGGTCATTGCATGTTCTGGGTTTTCATGCCGCCCATCTGGGCCGGCGCAGTTCCGATGCGACCGATCTCGGCGTTTTGCATCTGCTGGATAGCGAACTGGTTTTGTTGGGCGTACTTGGATAGGCGTTCGGCAAACGCCTTATCCTGACCAAGCCGTTCCTGGATGTCCGGCTGCTGCGCGTAGCCCTGAATGATGCGCATAGCAAACTGGGCACCGTTAGGCCGCGCTGGCGTCTCAATGCCGGCGTAAATCTTGGATAGGTCGTCCGCAACGTCCTTCATCATCTTCTGGGACGCTGCCTCCACCGGCTGCAACACGTAGTCCGCCATCACCGGGTTGATGGAGTAGGCCGCAATCTCAAGAAGTTGGTTCATGCCGAGGCGTCCCTCCATGTCCAATTGTCGCAAGCCAACAAGCTGCTGAATCTGCTTCTCAGCAGTTTCGGGGTCGTTCATGCGCACGTCAAAGTCGATAAACGTGTCGTAGATTTCGTCGGGGCTTCCCTTCTGGAACCGCTGCGGATCGGGATTTCCCGTTACGCGGAAGAACACCTCGTCTGGGCCAAATCGCTGAAATGCCTTGAAGGCCATGTTCAGCACCTCGGAAACGTGTCCAAGGAACTTGTCTACAAAGAACTGCTGGCGGCTGATAGACAGCGGGTTGCCCTTCTCCAGACCACAAATGCGGTCGGCCTCGGTGAGCATTGCCTGCTCCATTTCCACAGAGCCAGGGTTAAACTGCGGCACAGGGGCATACTGAATTTCACCCAGCCGGCGATAGGGAATGTCCGCTCCCGGCCCCCAGTTGGCGGGCGGGTCGTTGTTTATCGGGTAGAGCTTCGGCGGAACCGTAGCAAGGCTGTTACGGTCAATGCGGCTGTCCCGCTCCACCTTCACCTGCCACATAGCCCCACGAAGCTGTTCTGGCAACGTAGAAAGCTCATAAAGCCGTTTGTTATCCTCGGACAGCTTGGTGACTACGTAGGGGTAGTTGTCGTAGCCGTTAAGCAGCTCAAACTTGAGGTAGCGCGGCTCCTTCTCCATCTGCTTCAGCTTGGGGCTAAAGATGGTGACGTAGATGCCCTCGCTATTGTCGTCTTGGTCAATGAGTCGCTGGTAGCCGTAGATGATTTCATACAGCTCCTCTGTGCCGCCAATCTCCTGCCTGCTGCTAATGCTGTCAGAGCGGGGGTCGTCCGACGCCACCGACGTAGCACACGTCTCTACAATTTCGTCCGCCACGTCCGCGTCCCAGCCTTCCGCAGCCACCTTGTTGTAAATCTGCTGCGCCGTCATCATCACTTTGCGGAAGCAGTACGGGGCCTTCTGCGGGTCCATCGTGTATGCCGGGAAGAACACGTCACCGTCTGGGGCACAGGAATGGACGCATGGGGCGTTTACGCTGGTCTTGCTCACTGGCAACTCCGCCGTCCCGTTCTTGCGAAGCTGGTTCAACGCCTTGCGCGCCCGCTTGTCCTTTAGTCCAGGAAACGCCTGCTTCAGCATGGCGATAATGTCGTCGTCGCTCTGCCCACCCAAGATGGCCTGAGCCAGCTCTGGGCTCTGGGCGGCAATCTGCTGGATGTCCAGCCGTTGCAGGTAGGTGCGCTGCTCGCGCTGCCACCCAACGTAAGTAATCATTATGCCGCGCTCAAGTAGATAATTGGCCCCCAACTCCATCTGGCGCTTAAAG